CTAAAATCAGCGTTATCACCCCCACCAACTCCGTTGAGTGGTACAACAAAGCAAAGCAGAGTATGCTTCGGCAGACTCTTTCAGATTGGGAATGGATTGTATTATGGAACGGCAATGTGTTTGAGGAATCTGATGATCCTCGGATCAAGTGCGTTCCTACGCAGGTCGGGATTCCCAACGTAGGTGCGCTCAAGCGCGAAGCCTGCACCTATGTCACAAGCCCATACTGCGTTGAGTTTGATCACGATGATGAACTCAGCCGGGACTGCTTGGAAAAAGTCCTGAAGGCTTTTGAGGAAACGAAAGCTATTTTTGTTTATTCAGATACGGCTCATGTGAGGTCTGACGGATCGTTTGAAAAGTACGGTGCTGATTACGGGTGGAAGGTTAAGGCTTCGGTATTTCACGGGGAAAAAGACGAAAATGTTTTCGTGCATGAATCCCCGGCCCTACTCCCTCAGAACGTGTCTCGGATCTGGTATGCGCCGGATCACGTTCGGGCTTGGAACATGACGGCCTACGTTATGGCAAACGGCCACAACGCTTCGCAGAAAATTTGCGATGATCAGGATCTAATGTCGCGTCTCTACAAGATGGCTCCGAATGGATTCCACTACATTCCTGAGTGCCTGTATAAGTATCGGATTCACGGCCAAAACACTTGGCTTAAGAATAACCAGGAGATCCAGACAACGTGCCTGCAAATGCACGACGCCAACATTCACGACATGGCTTTGGCGTATGGTCGAAGCAAGTCGCTTGGGTGCTACGATCTTGGTGGCGGAATTTCATGCCCGGCTGGATGGACATCGGTTGATGTTCACGATGCCGAAGTAAACGCCGACCTAAACCAAAAATGGCCGTTCAAAAATGATTCGGTGGCTGTTTTCCGAGCCCATGATTTCATTGAGCACGTTAAGGATCAGATCCATGTGATGAATGAGGCATACCGTTGCCTAGCTCATGGCGGTCTTTTCTTGATTGAAGTTCCATCCACTGATGGCAGAGGTGCCTTCCAAGATCCATCCCATGTTTCATTCTGGAACGAGAATTCATTCTGGTACTACACTCGGGAGCAACAGCAGCGATACATCCGTCATCTTGGCATCAATGCCAAGTTCCAAGCCGTCCGCTTGGTGACTTACTTTCCTTCACAATGGCATCAGGAGAACAAGATTCCTTACGTTCGGGCGCACTTGGCGGCGATCAAGCAGGGGCCAAGATTAACCGGCCTGATCGAAGTCTGAGGGTTAATTTAGCCCTAATCCCAATTAGGCATCGGGCTTGCATGGCGTGTAATACAAAATGCAACCCGATGCCTAAGCTATCGGATTCAAGTTTCGTATGCCCGACTGGATCGTGGCCTTCGGTCGATTCTGCTCTCATAGGTAGTCTAATTGAGAGGATGGCTAAACCTATCGCCAAGGCCATGAATCTTAGCTGTATTGATGAGCGCGGAGAGCTGAAGCCCGAATCCGGTTGCGCGAAGCGCAGAAATGCTCTTAACAAGATCATGTTCCCCACATGAATGAATGGATCGGCACAACTCAGGGCATTTGCATCGACGGAGTAAATTCCGCCGTCCGGCCAGACATGATTGGGCAATCGCAGATTGCCTGGGGATTGAACGCTACTGTTCGTGAGGGAAAGCCAAGGACTCGCACAGGCATTGTTCAGCGTCTTTTGCTGCCAGATGGTCGGGTTCAGGGGGCGGGCTATTTCAGTCAGGGAAATGGAGAGATGGTATTTATGATCGGCGGTAAACCATACCGGATCACGATGAACGGAAACACGTTCTCGGATATGCTTCTACCGCTTCCGTTCTACAATTCGGAGATCTTGCCGACTGCTTGGATGCAGGAAACGAGCGGGTTTTTCGTGATTCAAGATGGTCAATCTGCTCCTATTATTTACGACGGCGGAAATATCCGGCGATCGAATATCTTTAACCATGAGGTTCCTATTGGCCGTCAGATGGCTTACGGGAACGGTCGTCTTGCTGTTGCCACAGATGGTCATAACCTTGTGGTTGGCGACATCACTGACGGCGTAGGAAGCGAGCTTCTGTTCACTGAGACCGGCTACCTCTCAAACGGCGGCGCGTTTTTTTACGCGCAAGAGATCAGCGCCTTGGCGTTTATTCCTTCAAACGATACGGCTACCGGCTACGGTAGTTTGATGGTTTTCGGCAAGCGGTTCACTGATTCGCTTCGTCTTGAAATCACGCAGCGCGATTTGTGGAGCACGATCCCAGGCTTTCAGATCATTGTGCTGGATAACATCGGATCTGCATCCCAGATGGGTGTGACGCGAGTGAATCAAGATCTCTGGTGGAGGGATGCCCGTGGGAGCATCCGTTCTTTGCGTGCAGCGGCATCGGATCAAGAGTCGCCGGGTAACTCCTCTCAGTCCCGCGAAGTTTCGCGCATTGTCAATTACGAGACTGAAGCCTGGCTCAGTCAAACCAGCGGGCTCTACTTCAATAACCGCATCATTTTTACGGCTTCTCCGTTCTTGATGGAGAATGGTGTTATTGGGTTCAAGAACCTGATCTCACTGGATGCTGCTCCGCTTGCTACCATGAGATCGAAAGCACCTCCTGCATACGATGGCGCATGGAGCGGGGTGAATTTTGTCCGAATGGTTAAGGGTACGTTCAATGACCAAGAGCGGGCGTTTGCTATCTCGTCTGATGACGATGGGCATAACCGCCTCTGGGAGTTCACTACGAACCAACGCCAAGACTCCTACCAGATCTCCGATGGAACGACTGCGGTAAATATTCCGCGCCGCATCAAGTCAGAGATCGAGTTTCGCCGTTTTGGTATGGACAAACCTAGCCAGTTGAAACGCATCACCCGCGCAGACATCTATCCTACGGACATTGAAGGAGATGTTGAAGTGTCGCTATACTGGCGGGTCGGCAATTCGACTCAATGGATCTTGTGCGATACGGTCGATTTCTGCGCCTTGATGTCCGATGGGACCACCAGTAATCCTCACTCTTGGAAGAACCTTTCTTCTCAGCAAAGAAGCAAAATCAGGAGCTTCACATTTCCTAGCACCGTCGATCCTATAACGAAATTACACACGACGGTAGGCTACGACTTTCAGATTCGCCTTGTCTGGGAAGGCAATATGTTGCTGGATCGCTTAGACGTATGGGCTTCCGAGCTTTCTGAAAAGCGGTTTTCAAATATCAGCGACTTGGATAGCGAGTGCGTTCAATACGAAATCATAGATAACCAAGTGACTTACTCAATTCTTCCATGAGCCTAGATCTAGTAAACGTAGCCGGTACAGTTCCAGGCGGAACGCAATTCCCCGGCTCCGTTCAAGGACTTCTGGACCTGATTGCCGAGTACATGGCGATTTCGGGTGGCGCTGGCTATATTCCTATCAATTTTGGGCCGAATACCCCCGGCATCAACGATCGTGACAACCCTTGGTTTAGGACCGATAACAATGGTGTCCCGATTGGTTGGTTTTCTTGGAATGGCACGGAGTGGGAGCAGATGCCAGTAGATGTTGTCAGCGGAGATACTGCCCATCGCCCAGCGGGGGTTCAGGGTCAGCAGTATTTTGATACCGACATCAAAACCCAGTTGGTCTTTGACCGAGGCATCTGGCGAACCGTTACTGGTTGCCCAGGCGACGTAAAGTTTGTCCGAAGCTGCTACAATGGTGGCAATGGCATTGCTGATCCAAACATGGCACAGGTCTTAACGGCCAATCCTGGCTGGGACGAGTGGACGCCGGGTGCAGGCCGCGTGCTTGGTGGCACCGGAACCGGGTCGGGCCTCACGGAGCGCACGTTGGCCGAGGAAGTAGGCTCTGAGGCAGTTGTCCTGACCGAAGCACAGCTTGCCGCCCATTCCCATACTGTCGCAGGTGCTGCCCGCATTATGGCTGATGGCAACGTATCTAACCCCGGTGGCATCATTGCTAGTTACTCTTCGGTTGCTTCTGGATCTACTGGCACCGATGAAGCCCATCCGAATATGCAACCCACAACCTTCCTGCATTGCATCTGGAAGCTCTGAACAATGGCCTTTTCTCTATCAACGGCAGCACAAGGCGCTAACCTAGGTTTTCAAAGTGGTGGTGGCGTCGGCAGCGTACTGGGTGGAATTCTCGGTGGTTTCTTTGGGCCTAAAAAGAAAGCCGATACGTCTGTTCCTGTTGAACCGTTGGATCTTGCCGCCGAGCAAAAAAAATCCATCCAAGGAAATTTAGCAAATCAGGCTGACATTCAGAAGCTGATTTCCAGCACGAACGCTTTTGATCAGCAGCAGGCGCTTTCCTTGATGGAAAAGGCGATGCCTGGCTACGGCAAGCTGACGGGCAAATTGTCCGAGACGGCGCAGCGGCAACTCGCCAACCCCTACGATATTCCTAGCGACGTTCAGGCCAACCTTTCCCGCATTGCCGCAGAGCGTGGAGTTCAGCGAGGAACGGGTGGTCAGTTTAATCAGTTTTCTCTGCTCCGTGACCTTGGCGTAAATTCCCTTCAGTACGGTCAGCAGAACATCTCTTCGGCTCAGGGCATCACCAGTATGCTTGCAGGCATTGCCCCAAAAGTGAATCCGATGAGCCCGATTTCGTTTTACACGACTCCCGGCCAGCAAGCCCAGGCGACCCAGCAGAACAACATTAACCGTCAAGGTGCTCAACAAAGTAATCTGGCGGCGCAAACGAGCGCCCAGAATTACAACACCCAGAACACTTGGGATGCGCTTTCTTCTTTGGCTGGGAATCTCGGCAAGATTCAGAAAACCCCACAATCGAATCCATTTGAGATTTCTGGAGGCAACACGGGTTTTAATTCAGGACTGTCTGGGTATCACATGGTAAACGGTAAACTTGTTCCTGCCGGTCAGTAATAATTTCAACCATGCCTGAATTTGCTTCATTTGACCCACAGGGTGCAGGATGGTCGCAGTCCGCGTCCTTGATGGATCGTGCCGCTATGCAACGCCGAGCTGAAGCTGAATTTCAGCAAAAGCAGGCCCAGGATGCTTTGTTGGCTCCGCTTGTTGCTGCTAAAGCGGAGGCAGACATGGTAAAAACTGCAAACGATTTATCTACAGCTAAAAAAGTTCAACAGAACCGAATTAATCTGACTGGCCTTAAAAGCCTTGCTGATGATGATTTTGATGCAGTTTTTCAAATGACTGACCCTGATAAGCGTGCTCAAGGTATGCTTAAATGGATTGGTCAATATGGTCAGCTTGAAAGCCTTGCAGAACATTCTGACGATATTAAGTCAAAAAAAGACGTAGCTTCTAAAATTATTACAGATGCAAATGCTGTAAGAAATTTGAATATGGCTCAAACCGGAAAAGAGGATATTACTCGTATGGTAAATGAGCGTGTTGCGGCTACAACTGCTGCAACCACCGCTAGAATTACGTCTGTTGAGCAAGAAAGAGATGCAGCAAGAGTTGAGGCAGCTAGAATTAAAGCCGAAGCAGACAAATACAAAGTTGATGCTGAAGCTGCTGCTAAAAGATTAGCATTTGAAGGCGCGGGAGGAGTTGCACAACAAAAAGCTCTTAATAAGTCGATTGCGGCAACCGTTGATGCAGCTATGGCAGATGCTGCAAATGCTGATTTGGCTAAAGGTGATTCTGCCAGAGCTAGAGCATTTTTGGATTCTGGAATTACAACTGGAAAGTTTTCTGAATCAATTCTTGGTGTTCAAAAAGCAATTAACACATTTTTGCCTGGTTTATTTAATACGGCTGGAGCAGAAGCCCTTAAGACTACTTACAGTGATATGGCGCTTTCTGCTGCCAGCAGAATGAGAGGTCAGGGTCAAATTACTGAAAACGAGCGAAAACTTCTTGCAGATACTGTTGCTCAAATGGGCAACTCACCAGAAGCCGCTAAATATATTTTGGATTACATGGATGCAGTGTCAGATAGGTCTATTGCTCTAGCTCATTCTTTTGCTGAAACAGTTGATTCAGGAACTGCGGTTAAAATGGGTGATAAGATGAAATTTCTTACTGAACACCCTTTATCTAGTTTTCTAAAAACAAGCGCACCTACTGGGGTTCCTTTGACTCCTGTAAAAACGTCAATACTTGGCTCAAGATCAATTCCTCAGGTAGAATAAAATTGTGGCAACTCAAACATTTGATGTTCCTGGTTACGGTAAAACAGAGTTCGACGTAAAAGACGGCGAAACCATTACCGCAGATGATGCTAAGGCTTACCTTGATTCTCAAAAACAAGGTAATAAAACTCCTGTTTTGAAACCTCAGAAAGGTGAGTTGGTTGATAAATACAACCCATACGCGCCTTCTTTGCCTCCTGTTAAGGTAATGGAAGAAGAAGCCAATCCTGGCATTGCAATAGACTTGGCCCTTGAGGGTGGAATTCCTGCCGCAGTACAAGTTGCAACGACACCACTAACTCCCGTAGTGCAAGCGGCTGCTGGTGCAGCATCATCATTTTTGGGAAATGCTATTGCCCAGATGAGGAGAGTAGCTGCTGGTGAACAACCTGATTACTCTTGGGGCCAATCAGTATCCGCTACTGCAACTGGAGCGATTCCCTTTGCTGGCCCGGCTGCAAATGCCGAAAAGGTTCTTGCCAGGCAAATTGTAAAAAACGCCATTAAAACTGGATCTAAAGTCTCTGCAATTTCAGTAGGCGGAGAAAATATTAAAACATTGGTTGATGAAGGAAATTTTGCCGATTTACCTACGGATATTGGCGCAGGTTTATTTGGATTAGTAGCTGGTTCGTCAGGATCTATTGTTAGCGATATTGGAGCTAATCGCGTTAAAACTGGGCAAAATATTAATGCAAATATTAATGATTTGGCTCCATTAAAAGGAGCGGCTTCTCCAGGTATGTTAATGAATGAGCTTGCGGCTTATGAGCAACGTGCCGCTACGCTTAATCCTGGGGGAACCGCTGCTCAACGAGTAGATGAAGCAATGTCGTCATTTACAAAAGGAATCCAAGAGCTAACGCCTGATCTTAAGGAAGGGGTTAGTATTTTTGACGAAATTAAGCCAAGGCTCCAAGAAATCAGCAAAACAGATTCAGAGTTATCTAGGCTTAATGAAGCGGCTTTTTCTGCAAATTCTAAAGTAAAAGATGCTGAAGCTGCTTTAGCCAAAGCGCGTGAATCTGGTGCATTGGAAATGGAAAGATCTGGATCTAAACTCCAGAAATCTTTGCAGGAAGCATCTGATAATGCGTTTCAGCAGAATTTTGATTCTGCTTTGGAAAACGCAAAAGCTATTTCTGCTAATAAAATTGCAGGAGATCCAACTGCAATTAATCCCGCAAATGCTCGAAATTTGATGGTTGATTTTGTGGCAACGCCAGCAAAAGCCGCGCTAGATAGCCGTGCTGAAACTCTTTACGCCCCATTTCAATCAACGGAAAAATTGTTTGATCGCACTTCATTGGTCGAAGATTTGAAAGATACTTTTGGCAGAATTAAAGAAGGGCTTCCTGAAAGCGTTAATTCAAAACTCAATAACATCATCAAGGAGATTGAAAACAATCCTATGACGAGTCTTGAGGGTATGCGAAATCTTCGCAGTTATTTGCGAGAAGGCGTTAAATTTGGTGAAATTGGGACTACTAATGAAGATCGCTTGATGAAAGAAGCGGCCAAAAAAGTTACCGCTTTAATTGATGAACAAGCGCCATCGGTTTTTGGCGATGAAATTGCCGGTAAACTGAAAGAGGCTAATGCAACTTATTCAAAAATTAAAGATGCTTTGGATAAAGACGGAGTGAACATTTTGTTTTCTAAAGATCCAAACGATTCCGTTGTTGAGAAAACATTAGCAGGATTTCGCAAATCTGGCGTTGATTCCGATGAATACAAAAACCTTCAAGGTTTGCTGAATGTTGTCAGGGAAACCAATCCCGAGCTTGCAGATCAACTTTCTGAGCACGCAAACAGTTCTTTGCGTGGTTCAATTATGCACCAAGTTTCCGAACTTAGCGGAGACGGTACTTCTGTTAAAATAAATCCAAAATTGTTTATTGGAGTTCTGGAGGATTTGGCTAAAAATGAGGGATCTCTTGAAGCTCTTGGATTTGGTGGTCGTAAATCGGTAGCTGAGATGAAGCGTCTGTTTGATAAATATCCTGAGGCTTCTTTAATGACAAAATCCCAATGGGAGAATTTGTTTTCAATTCCTTCATTTAAGGACGCGGCTAATCCACAAGCAATGAGTAGTGCTTTGGTTAGCATCCAGGCTAAAACCCAAGCAGAAAATCAACTTCTTCGTGCAGCCAATATGAGGGCCGCTGGACGAATCAATGACGCCGAAAAAGCTCTTTCTGATGCAACTTCTACGGCAAAGGATATTGGCATAAACGAAAAACAAGTTCGCCAGAAATACGAAGCCCTTCTTGCTGATCCTACCGCTATTGCATTTAACAACCCAAATTTAAGCGCAAAGGATTTTGATTCTTTTGCTGGTATCCTTTTTGACCCTGTACCAAGCAAAATTACAAATAGTGAATTGGGCAAAATGGTGGAAAGTTTAAGGATGTCTCCAAATCCAGCTAATCGTGAACTTTTGGGTAAATTGCAACAAAGGTACATTGCTGATCGAATTGCGGCTTATCATTCTGCGCCTACAAGTTCTCAGGCACTTCAGAATCCTGAAATGAAATCTATTGCTGAGTTTTTTAACCCAGTAAATTCGGCTGATGCCCAAAACCAAATTGATCGGGCAAGAGTGCTTCTTGATTCGGACCAACTAAAACGGCTTCAGGAATTTGGAAGAACAGCCAAGTCCATCGTTTCTTACGAAAAAATGCAAAAGGCTCCAATGCTTCCTTGGACATACAATGTTCCCGTGGTTGGTGAGCTTAGGCGCGGTATGGATGCAGTCGGTGATCTTTACCGTTCCCATCAATACGAAAAAGCGGCTGCTTCCCTTGCTGACCCAAGAAAGTTTGCAAGCTCCCTAATTAAAACTGGCGAGCAAATGCAGGCGGCTGAAAGCCCTATTGTTCGCGGTGTAATTGGAGCAACCAGGAGCCTTGAAAATAGAAGCGATTCAAACCGTTAGCCATGCCCTTCAAATCACAGGCGCAGGCTAAGTTCATGGCGTCAAAGCATCCTGAGATCTTTGCCCGCTGGATGAAGGAGTTCCACCAGAAGATCCACAAGCTGCCCAAAAGGGCGACTAAGGCTAAGAGATAACCCGGCCATAGGACTGCATGGCTCGGGCCTTCTTGTCGGTGGCGTGCTTGATACCAGGTTCAAAATTGCCGTAGCGGTGGCGGCGATTGAAATCAGACCGCCTGGCTAGGTTCTCGTCGTAGCGCCTAGCAACCCGCTCCAAACCTCCGATATGGTGGAAATGCAGCATCAGGCAGGCCGGATAATGAGCTGCGCGAGGGTTTGCTATTGGTCGGTTCTTTAGGCCCGTAGCCTCAACAGAATGGGCTCCCATACTGAAACTGATAGAGGCAACCCGCTTGGGGCTGAAAAGGACTGGTTTGGCGTACCATTGGTCGTCCCTGCCGCCGTACTTGATATGATCGTAGATCTGGGGGGTGCCTTCGGGTGGAAAGGTATCGGAAAGCATCTCGTAGCCGTAGGGCTTCACGATCTGGATCTCCTGTTTCTCGTAGAGCTCTAGGCTAAGTTGAGCCCCTGACGGGAAGTACAGCAATTCGTCTGCATCTGCCTGAATGATCCAGTCCGCATCAGTCCCTTTCCAAAGCTCGTTCTTGATCCTTTGATTGAGGGAATCATCAAACTCGCCCTTGCAATCGTGCTGCACGATTTCAGCGCCAAGCCCAATAGCCGACTCGCGGCTTCCGTCCGTGCTGCCGAGATCATGGACAATCAAGCGACGGCAGAACGTAGCGTAGTGTTTGAGAGCCCAAGGCAGGATCTCAGCCTCGTTGAAGTTCAAGATGTGTAAGTCGCAATTCATGGGGCAATCTTTTCGATGCAGGTCTGCCAGCCTCTGTTAGAGATCACTTTGATCTGCTTGGCGTACACATTGAGGAAGGCATCAACACCCGCCTTTGGGCAATCAAGCGGATCAGGCATCACCGTCCACATAACGTCATCCCAGACAAGGATTCCTCCGACCTTGAGCAGATCAAACCCGAGTACGGCATCTCGGAGGGCATCGCGGCTGGTGTGCGAACCATCAACATAGAGAAAGTCCAAGCACGCCTTGGGCTTGAAATCACGGATCAAGTCCTCGGAAAACCCCACAAGGATTCTTGCTCCTGGGAACCGCTCCAGCCGCTTGCGCGTTTCCTTTTCAAGGGTTGAGCAATCTTCCTTACCGATGTGGTGCTCGATCGAGCCGGTAAAGGGATCAATGCAATAGTAGGTCGATCCTTGGCCCGTGAAAACATTCTCCAGCATCCATTCTGCTGAATCGCCCTTGAAGGTTCCGATCTCCATTCCGATCGCGTTGGGTTTGTCGATGAGGTGGTTGAGCCACTTAGACCAATTTGGCCCATGAACTCTACCTGTCTCGGTATTCCAAGGAACTTTAGTCATAGGTCTTGAGAAGTCTCGGAAGAATTCCTCGTAGCGCGTGTAATCGTTTGAGATCAAGGAGATCAACTTATTGAGGCCCTTGTCATCAACAGCACCCCGGTCTCGCTCGCCATGACCGCCGCCGTAGCCAACCTTGCCAGGCATTGCCTTAATTCCGATCACCTGGCGATTCTTGCCGTTAGCCAAAGGATCAAGCATCCTGCGCCGATTTGGGCGCGTTCGATCCCATAGCCGGACATCTACGAATGGATTCGTGTCCTCAAGCATCGAGGAAAGCAGATCGTAGTTCTCTTTGCGGATGGCGGTCGCGCAAAGGCTGGCGTGGTTCATGTTCTGGTGCTCGTACCACCACCGTTCCTTGACGTTGTAATACACCGCCCGTCCTTCGCCAAAGATCGTGGTTTCATGGCTCACCAAAGCCTTCTCGCAAGTCTCGATCCATGTCGGGGCGTACCAATCATCGTTCTCCCAGAACACAACAATGTCTCCCTTGATCAGACCTGAGCGAAACGCCAACCGGAGCTTGGCAACAAGACTAGAGCACTTCGGATCACGGCACTCTGGGGCATAAATGTACTGCTGGCCCATCGTGCAAACGCTAGGCGGATCATCATCGTCAATTACAAGCCACTGATCCGGCTGGCGCGTCTGACGCTTCATGTAGTCCTCGGAGATCTTCCATGCTTCAGGGCGGTGAACGGCGGTGGTTAATGCAGTAACGATCATTTCTTAAATTCCCGCGTCTTCAGGTAATCGGACCACTTTTGCGCGAGATACTTGTGGTTCTCTTGGAAATGTTGAGCTGCCTTTGCGGATCTAAGGCTCTTGGTTGTCACTGAACCAATGTGAGCAAAAGGAAAATTCAGACGCTTGATCCGATAGCCAAGACTCCTGAACGTCAGAGACAGATCGCTATCCTCGCCGTATGCCCATTCTAGCTTAGGATCAAACAGTCCATGCCTCTTCGCCAGTGATGTCCTGACGGCTAGGCAACACCCCTCGATGTACTCGATTGGGTCACCCCGCTGACCACCAAGGAATGAATTATTCAGGCGAGATCCATTAGGACCGGCAACTGCAAGCATAGGGTCTTTATAAAAGGCGCTGAGGATGGTATCAAGCCACCCAGGTCCAACCAAGGCATCATCATTGAGCATGATAAAAACATCCGACTGCTTTTCGTAGGTAAGGCACAAAGCCTCCCTATTTGGCTCAATGAATCCCATGTTTTCGGGATTTTTGATGATCGTGGTCTCAATGAATGGCGTTGCTTCTTTGAACTCCTCAAACACTCCAATGGAATCAGGTCCGTTTGCCGTAAGCAGCAACCGGCAATTCCTGCTATTCGTATGCAGCTTGAGGTTATCGAGACACCACGCTGCGTAATTAGACGCATTGTGGCTCAGGATCGAGATCGTGGCGTGCATCAGAAATGCAGGTTGGCGTTCTTCAGGATTTCATCGGGGCTGATTGCCTCAATGACCTTGCAGATCTGCTGCTGGTAGCAGGGCTTGTTAATCGGGAAATGCTGGCCCATCTTGTAGTTCCAGTTGCACCCGGCGCAGGAGCCCTTGCCGATCAAAGCGGCCACCATCTGGCCTTCGCTGGTCCGCAGCTTTGGCAAGACAGGCCCAAACAAGCCGATGGCGGGAATGTCTAGGGCATGGGCGATATGGAGCAGGGATGAGTCAGGCCCAATAAAAAGCTGGCAGTTGGCAATAACGGCGGCGGTTTCGCGCAGGGGGAGATCCTTCAGGTAGATCTCGCGGATGTACGGCTTGCGGAGAACCGGGGGCATTGGCGGGATCTGGCCCCGCGTGCCGAGCAGCATGACTTCCCAGCCTGCATCCTCCAGGCCAAGCAAGACTGGTTGCCATTGGTGCGCCGGGTAATCGCGGTTGCGGACGCCAGCGCGAAGCTGGATGGCTACCTTGGGGCGATCGCCATTGAAGTGGCGCTTGGCGTAGGTGATCTCCTCCTTGGTCAGCTTAAAGATGGGGCGGCGATCGGTGATGGTAACCCCAAGAGCCTTGGCAAAGGCATCGGCAGCATGGATCTCGGTCTCGCTCTCAATGATGTCCTCAAGGGAGATGAGGGTATCGTAGTTATCAATGCGTTCTTGTGGCAGCGGGTATTGCTCAAACGTATCAAACAAGCCGGTATTCTCAAAGATCTCGGCGCGTGATTCGATGCAGGAGATGGCAATCTCGGCATCAGGATGCAAAGCACGGAACGCCTTGATTGCTGGCGTGGCAAACAAGAGGTCGCCAATGGCACCCGAGCGCATGATCAGGATGCGGCGCTTATTGTCCTGGGTAGGCTTGCCAACGAATCGCTTGCCAACAAATCCATCAAAGTGCTCCATGCGAATTGATTTACGATCGGCAATGACTCCAAGCTCGAAAGCCGTGCGATCGTGCATGACATAGCTTCCCGGCATCAGATTGCCGAAAAGATTGCCTGTGTTGATCGGATGGGTGTTGGTAACGAGGTGCATTATTTTGCGGATTTCTTGTGGGCTTCGATGGTGGTACTGGGCGTAAAGTGCAGACGTATAATGTGTGAAGTTTCTTTTGGAACACTCCTGCCGCTTTGCTTTGCGGATACCTTAAGGTACTTGATTACGTCCTTGTCTATTCGGACTTGCATGAGGGGCAAATTGGGGCAATTTGGTGCAGCGTAAAGTTCAAAATGGCAATTACCGAAAAATATGGGATCAAGTTTCCCTCTGAAGCGAACGATCTAAACATCGAACTTTCATGTTATCGTAACCCGCAGGCTTTCGATACCGGCAAGAAAGTGGAATTCCACTTCAGAAAAGCCTTCGACATTGTTTGGCCTAACTTCAAGTGGAACGACTGGATGGAGCTGATGTGCTGGGCATGGTGTAACTACAAGGTTACTGGCGTGATCGGACATAGCCGTGGATCTAAGACCTACGGCTTCGCCCACTTTGTCCTGCTGGACTATCTGGCGGCTCCGCAGATGACGGCGACAACGCTGACTACCACCAAGTTTGACGCTCTGAAGACCCGTATGTGGGGCGATCTCATGCGGGCGATAGATTCGTCCAAGCAAAAAGACTTCATCAATCAATCGTTCAAAGTCACTAGCACGACTAACGAGATGAGCATGAAGCAGCGGGGCAACCTAGCTGAGGACAAGTTTATGATTCAGGGCGTGGCAACGGATTCAGGCGACAAGAGCGCCGGTAAGATCCGTGGTCAGCACGCCAACCGTAGGCGAATCCTAGTTGATGAGGCCCAGGATGTGCCTGCCTCCATCTATGTGGCGTTCCTGAACGCCGTGAGCGCCCCAGACTTCAAGGGCGCATTGCTTACCAACCCTGTTGAAAAGATCTCCGAGCTAGGGGACTGGGTAAAGCCCAAGGGCGGCTGGGGCTCAATCCATGACACCGACCTGTTCTGGGAGACGGAGAAGCCTCATGGCGTTTGCATCCACCTCGATGGCCTGCAATCTCCAAACATCAAGGCCGGGCGTACCGTCTTTCCATTCCTGCTGACTCAGGATTACGTCGATACCGTTCGCGCAGCTAAGGGCGAGGACTCGCTGGAGTGGTGGATGTACGTCAGAGGGTTCTTCCCGCCTGACGGCATGGTGGCGAAAATCTGGCCGTCAGCTACTCTTGAGCGGGCAATGCCAAGCGTAACATTTGACTTCAAGCCTCTGCCATTTGGCACCCTAGATCCTGCGTTTGATAGTGATAATTGCGTGGTTCACTTTGGCGACATTGGACAGAATCGGGACAGGTCTTACTGCGGGTGCTTCCGCGAATCTATGGTGATCAAGGTTTCCGTGGGGCCGGACAAGCCCGAGAAGGACTTTCAGGTTGCGCGTGAGTGCATCAGGCTTTGCAAGGATCGCGGTGTTGAGCCTGAGAACTTCATCATGGACACGACCGGCAATGCCCGAGGCGTATTCGCTATCATGCGAAACGAGTGGCACCCCAAGCCTGGTGCCAATCAAGTGCAGAGCTGCTACTACGGCGGCGAGGCAACCGATCGACCGCTTCGTAGCGACGATCCGCTGGGGGCAAAAGATCAAGTCCGTTACTTTGTAGCCGAGCTATGGTTCAGAGCGTCCTACATGGCCCGAGATGGCATGATTAAGGGTCTCGGAAACTTAGATCCTAGAACGATCGACGACCTGAACACCCGGCGTTACACGATCAAGCAGACGGGAGATAGGAAGCTGATGCAGGCAGAAACAAAGGATGAGATGAAAAAACGCCTGGGGCGATCTCCTGATTTTGGTGACGCTGCTTGCCAGCTCGCAGAACTCATGGTCAGAAAGGGCATGATCAAAGGCGGTGCCACAAAATCCCAAGGTGATATGTGGGCTCAGATGAAACATAGGGCTCGTAAAGCCCAGAACAGATTCGCAAAGGAATTCATCGACAATGGCTCTTTATAGATTCCCAGAAATGAATCCGCCCGGTGGATGGCGCTACCGGCAAGCTGAATCAAAGGCGATCATAGTCGGTGAATCGCACTATGACTTGGTGAACCTTGTGATTGCCCACCGCCGCCACAAAGGGTACGAGCCGATTGATCGCAATTCCGTTATCTTGGATGTTGAGCGCCAGATATGCACCCGGCTAGGAAGCCAACAATGCAAGTCCGAGGGTCCAGAAGACACATGGGTTGCGGTGCCGAGTAAGCACAACATATTTGATATTGAGACCATCCGCAGCTTTAGCGCGGCTGCGTGGAGTTGGCTCAAGGAAGGCGGCAAATTGATCGACGAACCAGAGGCCGAAAGGCGGGCTGAGATTTGCCGAGCTTGTCCCGCAAATAGCGATGCAGGGCAGGGTTGCATGAGGTGTCACCTTGCCAAGGTCGTAGGAACTCTTGTCCCAGAGAAGCGAAAGCTCGACGGGCTTACTATGTGCGTGTTCTGCGGCTGCGATCTAAGGGCCAAGATCCTGATGCCAGAGGATGTGATCGTTAAATCAGACCAAGGCAGGGACATTAAATATCCACTACATTGCTGGCAGAGGGAAATTTTGGATTCTCATAAATCCTTGCGTACTGATTAAAAAAGAACAAGAAGGCAGGCTATGCCAAAGAAGCCTTCTCCTTCCCCGTTCTATCAAGTTCAGCCTTGGATTCCGACTCCAATTAAGCCGATCAAGTATGATGTGGTTAGCGGTCCAAAGCCGATGAAGACGACGCCAGCTTACCCTGGCTCGCTGTTTCCTAAGATGGGCCTGAATCTTGGGCAGAAGTAATGTCGAACTCGCCGCTCAATCCGAGTCAGTACCGCAATCCTTCAATGGATCAGCGCGTGCTCATGTATCGGTTTAACAGCCAATGGAACTCGGCAAAGGTTTATACCCCGCAACTTAGGTTGAATTTAGGAACGGACGCACCTAGCAAAAGACGCCAAAAACTTGCCGAGTTCAATAATGACTTCGGTTTTGATTTTGCAATCGGAGAAACTTAATCATGCCGCAACAAACACGCGAAGAACTTCTTGGCGAAATTCAGACAGATTTCCCAACAAACAATAACCGTGATATTACGGCAACGATCCTTCGCGGGTTCTTGGACAACTTTGTTGATTCTGCTTTTATCCCGGCGTCTGATGGTCCCGGTCCACAGGGTGCTCAGGGCGCTCAGGGCGCTCAGGGAGCTCAAGGTGCTCAGGGCGCTCAGGGTTATCAAGGAAATCAAGGTCAAGGATTTACCTATCAAGGCAACTGGGTTGATTACAATACCTATCAGCCATACGATGTTGTTACTTACGATGGTGATACCTGGATTACGCCTACCGTAAGCATTAATCAAATTCCCGGCGTAGCTGGTGATTGGTATTTATTTACGAGCAAAGGCGCTCAGGGAAGCCAAGGCGCTCAAGGCCCGCAGGGTGTTCAGGGCAACCAAGGTAATCAGGGGTTTCAAGGCAGTCAGGGAAATCAAGGCGTGCAAGGCACCCAAGGCTTTCAAGGCGCACAAGGAGCCCAAGGTTCTCAAGGCTACCAAGGCAATCAGGGATCTACCGGAACTTCATCTAGCCTATTTCTGTATCAAGCAGATACAGGAGCCACTAGCGGATACCCTGGTAATGGTCATGTCCTTTGGAATAATGCCACTCAAGTTAGTGCGACATCAATCAACATTAGCCACCTAACGGATGATGGCACGGACATTGATATTTTCTTAGCGTTGCTGGAAACAACTGAACATTTTGTTCTTCAAGATAGGAATTCTAGTTCAAATTTTCAAAATTGGAGAATTACGGGATCGCCTGTTAATTTTAACGCAGGTCTGTCTAACAGTTATTGGGCCGTTCCTGTTGCAATTTCTTCGTCTGGCGGTTCAGGCACTACAAACTTCAGCAATAACCATAGTTTGTTTCTTGCGATTGTTTCAGGTGTAACTGGTCCGCAAGGTCCACAAGGCGTTCAAGGCTCTGCTGGTTCTCAGGGATCGCAAGGTACCCAAGGCACCCAAGGTTTTCAAGGCACTCAAGGTTCCCAAGGTATTCAGGGAACCCAGGGCAACCAAGGTTATCAAGGCGCACAGGGTTCTGTTGGCGCTCAAGGTTTTCAGGGAGCAAATGGCGCTCAGGGTTTTCAGGGTGCTGCTGGTGCTCAAGGCTCGACCGGAGCCCAAGGATCTACCGGCGCACAAGGCTCCACGGGTGCTCAAGGCAACCAGGGTTTTCAGGGCGCTGCTGGCGCTCAAGGAACTCAAGGCTTTCAAGGTGCCGCTGGATCGCAGGGATCGCAGGGCGCTCAGGGCGCTCAAGGCTCGCAAGGTAATCAAGGTGCTCAAGGCAACCAGGGAAACCAAGGTACAGCCGGAAGTGGAACTACCTACGTTACAAAGACCGCCAACTACACAATGGCGAATCTTGAGGGCGTGCTTGCAAACACCTCGGGCGGGACGTTTACGGTCACGCTGCCAGCTACTCCATCGACGGGGTATATGTGCATCATTGCCGATGCTACTGCAAACTTTGGTACCACCAACCTTACCGTTGGGCGGAATGGCTCCACGATCAACGGCACGGCTGCAGACCTTACCCTAGACATTAGCGGTGTCTCGGTGCAGTTCTTGTACTCCGGTACAACCTGGGATGTGTTTGCTCAGATTGGTGGTAACGGCGGTACGGCGGTGACGCTTGATGGCGTGCAGACGCTTACAAACAAGACGTTTACCACAGGTAATGCGTTCAACGGTACTCTGGGTGCAACAACGCCAAGTACCGTTGTTGGCACTACCGTTTCCGACTCCATCGGCACAATGCGG